GAGTTCTCCTTCTTTGCATAATATCGTCCTTATTAGCAGACATACGGTATTTACTGTATCTTCTAGGGGTAATACTACTATCAGGCTACTATCTCTTCTAATCAAAATCTAATCTTGTAACTTGCTTGAAATCCATCAACTTTGTTGTCTTTGACATTCAGTTGGAAAGACACCCCTTTATTGTACCCAAAATTCCTTTGTACTTCAATTGGAACGTACCATTCATTAGACACCCTTCCTATCCCAGTACCCACTTCCCACTTGTGCTTCTTTTCATAGTCTTTGAAGATTGGTGTGAGGTCTAGCGTTTGATCGACACGCGCAGTGGTGGAAGTAGTAGAGGATGGAGGAGAAGAAGGTGTGTCTTTTAATGATTCTTTAATATACTTATCTTTGACTGGTATCTGAATGTCATTACCATTGATAACTGCATGATAGTGGTTATTCAGAATCAAATCTGGATCGGACGTATTGGTTTTATTTGCTGCTGTTATTTCAGTAGTCAAAGAGGGTGAAGTATAAGAATCTGTAGTTGTAGTTGTTTTTGTTGTTCCTTCTTTATACCCTTTATCATATCCATAATGGTAAATCATTATTGTTGTTCCAATAAAGAAAATCATCAGAATAATAACAATAAGGATATTTCTTTTATTTACATCATTAAAATCAATCACTTTAGAATCACCTATTTTCATTCTCAATACTGTAATAAAGGATTTAGACCTTCGGTGTGTCACATTGAAAGTTCTAATAGTTTACACACATAGTGATTCACATGCTATACCTAGTGTAGGAAACATATATCTCTTATTTCATAGAGTTCCAAGTTACAGAAACAAGAGATACATGTATATAATATAGATTCCCTCAGTCTCCCCATAGCGTGCCACAATTAACCACTTTGTATTTATGTACCACAATTAGGGATTTCTTAGGTACCTCCTAAACTATAGTTGTCTTTTATATGAAACTTTTTCCGCTGTGTTTAGATCCTTTAACATTGCCAGTTTCACCTTGCTATAGTTCTCTCTTCCAACAGGTCTAGGGTTTGTCTGATTCAGTTCTGGAATATAGAAGATACCTCTGTCTGGGTCATCCCATTGTTCAAGTAACTCATCCAGTTGTTCGTCCATCCCTGTTTGATAATCCCTATCCATAGAATTAGCAAAGAACTCTACAGCCATAGTGACAGCATCCAATCTATCATCATGAGCAAGTGCCCCTCTTTCATTGGTGAGCCGTGTCATTTGATAGATTAAAGAATAGTTAGGACTAGATTCATACGTCTTATAGTCAGCAGTGATTACCCCTTTATTGACAATGAGCTTGTGTCTCATCATCACTGGTTCAAGGGTGTCTATAATACGCTGCTCCTTCTGTGCCTTACTTCTGATCTCTTCCAAAGCACATGGATAGATTCTTGTGAAGATAGGTGCAAGAAGTTTACCAAACATACCATCACCAAAGTTGGATTCATAGACAACAGTATTTACTTTCCAGAACTTAGCTTTGTTAGCCAGTGTCTCCAATGTGTTATCACTGTAACCAGAGGTATAACCACCACTTTCCATCAAGAACAAATAGCCATTAAGGTATTTGATGATTGCATATGCCGTTTCATCCTTACCACGTCCAGATGGGTCAATAGCCATAACTGTTCCAGTGTATTCAGCTGTTTCTGGGGACTGCAAGAGAGGAGAATAGAAGTAATCCCCTTTCAGAGCTACAGACGCTACATCCTTCCATCTCTTTGTAGGATCAGCAGTCCAAGACCATTTAAGACTAGCTTCATTCATATCCAGATCCGCTACAATCAAGTCCTGTACTTTAAGTGGATACTTCTCTTGATCCGACAAGTTGGTATTAAGCATGAACTGTAAAGCAAACCCAGCTTTGCCATAAGACAACTCTCGCTCTGCAATGTCCTGTGCATTGAATCTCTTAGGATCAGTAGGTTCTCCTTTGTGCGTTTCCCAGTTATCAAGGATAAACGGAGCAAGGGTGTCTCCATAATCTTCGAGCTGTTTCTTGTCCTCTGGATAACGTACTGTCCATATACGACAGTGATACCCACGTTTCTGGAGTTCCGTATAAAGAGACATTTCATTCTGAGGTGTCCCTAGATAGATGATTTGTCCCCCAGGTTTAATAACAGAATCAAATTCTTTTACTGCTTCCCCTAGCTTATCACGTTGTGTCTGGGTGCCAGAGTTACCTGGAACTTCTACGTCATCTGCAATCAGAAGGTCTGCACGAGAACCAGTAATCTGTCCAGTGATACCTACAGACTTTACAGACGGAGAAATATCTGGGATAGCCAAGCCTACGTCAAAGAGATTCTGGGTGTTTCTCTGCCCTTCCTTTGTTTTTAGTTCAGAAAGGAAAGGAAGCAGCATAATGATACGCCGTACAAAGACAGCATTTGCATCTGCTCTATCTTTAGACGCAGACACAATCAGAACTTTAATCTGCGGTTCATTCCAAAGTTTCCATACGGCGTATGCACATGTCAGATAGGATTTAGCGACACCACGAAATCCTTCTATAATGAATCGTTTACTGGGATATGTCATAAGGTGTTTAGCAATATCATACTGAATTGGTGTTGGTTCTGGTAAGCCCAAATCATGCCAGAGCATATAGACAAACACTCTGAAATCTTCTTTAGCTTTCAGAATCTGAGTGTCTGTCCAGTATGCTTCTGTAAAATCAGTTAAGTCGATCAATATCCACACCGTCTTTCACATCATCAAAGATTGGGATGTGCTGCTTCTCAATCTGTTTCTGAATGTCTGCAATCCCTTTAGTTCTAGGAGAGACAATCAAATCATTGTCTTTCAGGAACTTACGAACACGATCAAGGAAACGAGGGTCTTTTCTCATTTCTGGATCAGCCAGCCCTTCACGAATTGCTGCTACTTCTCCTTGTGCAATTTCATCTAAGAGATTTGGATCTACTTCAAACATCTTCATCACCCCATCCATCATATCTATCAAGATCATTTGCTCTAATCGTAGACAGAACTTTGTCTGCATAATCAGGATCAGTTGCGTAGATAGGAGCAAGAGTGCGTACAAAGTCTTCTACAGACCAAGTGCTTTCCCATGCTTCCATGACTTCCTTGTATTTGTAATCCTGTGTAATAAGGATACACCAGTCTCTAATTGCATCTTCCAGAGATTCATAAGACTGGAATCTATCATAGATGGTTACATATCCCCCATCTTCCCATTCCGTAGTCTGCTGGCGTACATAATTGCCCCAGCCATTCCATTTACGACCAAAGTAGTTATACTGCCCAATGCAGTACCTGCCCCAACCACTTTCAAGAATAGCCTGTGCAATGCATACAGACGCTGGAAGATTATATTCTGCACAGACATCACCAGCAGTATTTCCAATCATTTCAATAAATTCATCTGGGGTCATATGGGAATCTCCTTCCATTTTCGTTCTTTACTTCATCAGGCACCCCATCTTTATCTGCATCATAAAGCCATCTGCTAAGCAAAGTTATAGTGGCTGTCATCCCAATCACGACAATAATGAACTGTCTAAATTCTGGAATATTGGGGTGTCCTGTCATAATCCATTCATATGCTGTCATTGTCAAGTAAATAAAAAGACAAAGAATCAAAAAATTGACATTGAACTTAATCAATGTCATGGATTCTTTGTCTCGTCTCTTTGGTTTGAATGTAGACAACACTTTGATTAGTTTTGATTTAAGTTGTCCCACATATCCTCCATACGTGCAATACGATCATTGTTGATACGATGTGCCATTTCCATAGCAGTCATCCTAGCATCTAATGCACGTCTGTCTGCTGCACTCATTTCTACTTCTCTTTTCAGCTCAGATAAAACCTTAGTGTTCATGTCAATCGTCTTCTGAATAGGGCGAATTACAAGATAATTGAACCCGCTACTCACCAGTGTCGCGATTGTCAGAATAGAAACGATACTGTCTAAGAAGTTCATGCTTCCCTCACATACACACCAAAAAAAAACAGCACCGATCTAGTGCTGTGCAAAATCATAATAAGTTGAATAATAAAAGAAATATGCCTACTATGGGAGAAACAACGAAAGAGAGAAATACAAAAACAATCATACATGCTCCTGCATATGATACGTCTTCTTTTTCTTCTACAATAGCAGCTGCAATGAAGAACGCAATAACAGCTAATGTTGCGATCATATTTATCCCTTCTTTCTGCCTATAGTATAGCATGTTTAATATAAATATAATAGGGAGTGCCAAAAGACACTCCCCACCATATTAAACTTACCGACTAACTTATTACTAAGTAGTAGGTGTAGTAGTACCTGTAGGTGCCAAAGGATTTGGAACAATGAAAGCAGGAACAGGAGCAGGGCGAAGTCTCTGAACAAGATCCGCAGTCTGTGCTGTCTGACCATTCAGGATATTCGCTGCCATGAGCTGTCTATCCCTTTCTTCCAGTTTAGCCTTCAGTTCTGCCATCTGGTATGCAGAGAACATTGCTCTGGTCTTCTCTCCATCCTCTTTGATAGCTTCTACGATGCTGCAAGTATTTCTATACCCTTCTGTACGAACTGCATCAAGGTTTCTGTTCGTCTCACAGCAGCACATCTGAGATGCCTGCTGATTCTGAGCGAGCTGCTGCATAAGACCAAAGTTGCCCTGCATGACAGTCTTCTCCAGACCATTGATACCATTCGTGAGAGCATAGGTACTATTAGACTGTCCATAGGTCAGCCCACGCATCTGAGACATTTCATTAGAGTAATCAAACCCTCTCTGAATGTCTGCCTGAGTTGCAGTATTCCCTTTGTTACCAAAGAGATTACCACCACCACCAAGTAACACGAATAAAACGACTACCCACAACCATTCACTACCACCGAAACCTGCACCTGTCTTTTCATTCAGATTGAATACAGGCTGCACACCACTCATACCGTTCTCCATAGAATCACCATTCCTTTCGTAAAAATAATAAGAGAACTGTATATATCAACTCTACCGTACGCTCAGAGCTGAATACCAAACATAGCAAATTTCTGCTTTATATCAGCAATAAGAGGAGCAAGCTGTGTCTGAGGAATACCCTGTGTAGAAATCATGTTCATGACAATCTGCTGCCTTTCAGCTGGTGTCTTCCCCTGCATCATCGCCATTGCCCTCTGGAAGCGTGGATCACTACCTATCAATGACATAAGAGCTGTTTCGATGTTAGTGTTCATTATGATTAGTCTCCTTTACTTTTAGCAATCAATGTATCTACTTTTTCTTCAAGTGTCTTTAACCTTTCATTCAAACTTTCTTCCTGTCCTTTTGCTTTGTCGTATACTTCAATGACTGGAAGACCACTGAGATCAATGTATTTCACATAGACCTTATTTTCTTTTTTAGAAATAAAGAAAGTGAGAGAGCCACAAGGGTCTACTCTAGCTCTCCTTACTTCCTCTACATCATTTACTTCACCACCAAAGCTATTGATAGCTGGTGGTGCTGGTGGATAAGCGAACATGATAATCACCTTTCTTTTTAGTTAATAATCAGTTACTGTAGGTGTTTCCTTGTTAATTTCAGCAGACCAAGAAAGAGTAACGTAAGAGGCGGCAAAATAGTCAGCAAAATACCATTCTACACTAGCGTGTGCAAGCAGATATAATATGTAATCGGGATAAGGGGGTGTATCTTGTCTTTTTACACTTACTGTAAGTTCATATGTTTTCCCTGAGGTTACACCTATATACCATGATGTTGCACTTGCATTATTTGCTGTCACCTTAATTACAGTAATGTTCTTAGGAACAGTAAATTGCTGAGTATTACCTTCAATATAATCAATAGTAAAATTCCCTGCTGTTATAGACGCATATTCTTTCTTGACCTGAAAGACCTCTCCATCACTCTTTTTAACATAGCAAGGCACATCTCCACTCCCTTTAGCTTCTAGCTTAATATAGCCCTGTTGCCCCTTAAAGTTCACTTTAAGATTAGGTTCAGGACATTCATCAGTGGTCGTATAAGCATGAGCATCATACTGCACCCCTGCCTTTTTGACATGAAAAATTGCACCTAAGTCACTCATTCTATCCACAGCTCCGATCCGTTAATAACAAGGTGTCCGTTGCTAATTACTGCAAAGCCACTATCATTAGTCAGCTGAGAGGTCTTTGTAGGAATATTAGCTTCAATAGAGGCTCTTGCTGAAGAAATAGCTGTACGCACATAAGTTGTAGTAGCATATTGACTCAAATCAATATTACTGATCTTATTGTCAACTTCTGTTTTAGTGTAAGTTTCTGTCTTAGTATAGTAGCTAGAAGGATCAAACTTAGCAGCATCAATAGCACTCTGAGCTGCTGCCTTTGCACTATTAGCTGCATTAGTCTCACTAATCTTTGCATTAGAAGCACTTGTAGATGCATTAGAAGCACTAGAAGAGGCTGCCGATGCACTATTAGCACTGGATAATGCACTTTGCTTTGCTGCATTTGCACTAGAAGAAGCATTAACGACATAAGATGCACTGGAATCTGCACTAGACTGAGCAGCACTAGCGGAAGCAGCTGCCTTACTTGCAGATGCCTTAGCTGCCTCAGCCCAAGTCTTAGAGGATTTACTATCAGTGGCTCCATCTGGACTAGAGGAAGACACAGCCCACTTCTTAGCAAGATCTGCACTTTTGTTAGCTTCAGTAGCCTTCGTAGTAGTAGCATCTCTTAAAGTGGTCATAGTGCTGACGTAAGAGTTCCCAGTAGTCACCAAACGAGTATTCTGGGTATCTCCTGTAGTGGTCAGTCGAGTATTCTGATTGTCTCCTGTAGCAGTTAAACGAGCATTCTGAGCATCCCCAGTAGATACAATAGCAGCATTCTGGGCTGCACCTGTGCTTTTAAGCTGATTCAAGAGACTGTCCTGATTAGCTTTAATGTATCTAAGAGTTACAACATCTCCATCCTCAATAGGATCAAGAGCATTGATAATTCTTTTATACTGTCCATCCCAGCAATTAGGATTATCATATGCAGTAGACATCCCAGAATCAAAGACCTTATCAGATGTTTCTTCCGCAAGATGCAAGAGCTGCACTTCCTGTAAAGACAAGTCAGCACTTCTAAGTACAGAAGCATCCTGCCACTCTACCAGAGGATCAGTAGTTGTCTCACGATAAATCTTAACAGAATGTCCAAGTGGAATACCTTTCACAAGTCGTACCTGTTTGTCTTCTACCGTATAATCCACACCCATAGTAAGTTCTGTGCTGTTGGTGTAAATGTCTTCTACCTTTACAAACTTCTTCCGTAAATAATCAAAAGGGAATGCATAGACAAGCTGACTAGCATTCCCTTCATAAATTACAGAAGCCTTTCTCTCTTTAGCCAAAGTTAAGCTCCTTTACTATTTAACATTCATGATTGAAGAAATATCAGAATTTGCATTGCCAGTGTTCCCAGAAGCAGCACCAATCTTATAGCGTCTCTTTCGTTCACGTTGTTTCTTCTCCTTATTCATTTCTTTCCGCTTCTTTACACCACTGGCATCTCTAATTTCAGATGCAAGAAGGGTCATGCCCCAGAATCCATTAAATGGCACAACCTTCAAAATATTTGCCATGTCTTCCTGCGACATTCCATCACCAACTGTAGAGTTGTAGACACTCCCCCCAATCCCCATGATTGGATTGATAGTAGAAGATACAGCTGGCATCTGGTCTACTGCACGACCTACAATAGAACCTGCTTTCATCTCTTTCCCTGTCCCTGAGGTCTTAGAAGAGTTATCTACAGTAGTACGCATCATAGGCGTACCAGTCAGAATCTCATAAATGTCTGAGCCAAAGGAAGGGATAGAGCCTGTGATAGCACCACGAGAGAAAGCTGCCCATGCAAGTCTACCTGGGGTAAGCTGTTTAGCAATGTACTCTTTTCTTCCTTCTGGATCGTTAGGATATTTCACCAACGCTCTAAGATACACCAACCCCATATAAGACATACAGTTCGTTCCCATTGAAGCCAGTGCAGCCAGTGCATCATCCATCTGACGGGAAGACAAAGCCCTGAGTGTCTGGTCATTAACGGCGCGAAGAGAATAATCTTTGAACTGGAACAACAGCTTAGTAAACCAGTTCTTTTCCTTCAAGAGAGGGGTATTCCCGATAGACATCTGCTGAATGCCACGTCTGCTGTAGTTTTCAAGCAGATTTCTAAATTCAAAGAAAGTCTGATGATCTTCTTTTCTCCATTTGTCAAAGACATCTGGATCAAATTCGCCACTATCAAGATATTTTTTGATGTGTGCTTTCAGTTTGTCTACATCCTGTACATGTGCTGCATCCAATAAATATTTGCTGAATGGGTCACGAGTACTGGAAATCTTCTCTCCTCTAGCCCATTTGATAGCGTCAATGAAACCACTTTCCCTAGTTTGTCTAATCATCCAGTCTGTCAGTTTAGGGAGCTGATTCATAGTAGATGTAACATTGGAGAATATCTTCATTGTCTCCTGTGCCTTATCAAGTATCTTTCCCCAGACACTAGAATAACCAAGTGCGTCTCTAAAAGACCGTGCTTCATAATCAGAGTTCCTATCCCAGAATCTAGTATTCAGTTCTCTTCCATACAATCTTACCTGTGCTTCTTTTGCAAAATCTTCCAGTTCTTTTTCAGATGCAGAGAGCATAGCACGTCTCATCTGTCTAAGGATTGGAATGGACTTATACAAAACACGAGTTCCTGCATACGCCATAGCAGAACCAAATTCACCAAGCTGTGCCATGAACATCTGTCCACCAACGTCTGCATAGGATTTAGTTCTGAAAAATTCAGAGAAAGCATCCCAAAGGGTTTTAGGCTTTGTGTCTACATGCGTAGAGAGCAGCCTAGACATCCCTTCTGTCAAGGCGTCTTTCTGTTCCTTTGCTGCTGACTTAGTAATCTTACCGGCTTTAATGCCTAATTCAAGCTGTTTTGCCACATCATCAAGCACACCAGTTTGTCTCCAATTTCCGATGGAATCAAAGACAGCCACTTCACCACAGACACGATCAATGTAGGAATTGATGATTCTGTCTGTATTCACATCGCGAAGATGGGAATCAAATGAGAAATCAAGTGTTGTCCCTGCTTTGTTCGCAATAGGCATGCGTACTGTAGTATCCATAGGAAGTCTTGATTTCAAGAACTGAGGAATGCCTACACCATACTTACCACCAGAGAAGCATGTCTCACTGGCGTTCTGGTCAATAACACCCCTAGCCCAAGCCTTACATCTTTTATCAATCTCTTCCTCTACCATAGCCTTAGTGACCTTTTCAAGCTGCGGTTCTTCTGGAAAACCAGAAGTATCCATCTCCTTCTGCTTTCCTACTGTCTTTTGATAACCAGCATCTTTAAGAGCCTTTCCTTGCTTTGAGCGTTTGTTTGTCTCTCTAAATTCTGGTTCAGGAACACGCCCACCAAACATTTTGTCTTCCCATTCTTTGTGAGCTTTGAGGTATCGTCTTTTGGCATCTGCTTCCATCTGCTTTCTGACAACATCCCTCTTACAAGCCATCTGAGCATATTCATACATCTTTTTCATGCATGTCTCAGTGTCACCATCCATGAAGTCTACAAGGCGTGTCAGCATCTCATTGTCTACTTTACGAGTAAATTCAAGATCAAGCGGTTTCCAGTCTTTATCAATATAACTACCGTAACCACCACCACCATGAAACTGAGAATCTTCCTGCATCATGGTGAGACACCCTTCTCTGATCTTCTTGATTGTTTCTGCTGCTTTGATGACCTCTGGCTCCCAAACCATTTCATTCGGAGACAACCCAGCTTTGTTTCCTGCATACTGTGCATTGAAACACTGCTGTACCTGTCTATCAAATTCCAGTCTATACTGCCCCTGAAATTTATAGAATTTATTCTTCTGTAGCCATGCATTTCTAGCATCATAATAATCATTGAGCATTGGTTTTACCCGTTGCTGTAAATATTGTTTGATACGTTCACCGACAACAGGATTAGCTCGTGCTGCAATTCTTCCTCGTGTCGGTTCAAAGAGAAAGTCGTTCAAGCTACGAACTGCAAGAAGTCTTGAATGTCCAAGTACGCCATAGATTGTCTTAAACAGCCCACCTGCTTCCAGATGTTTCCCAAGTCGTGTAGGGAACCAGTGAGGCAATGAACGATGCATCCAGTCATCCACTTCTTTCTGCTCGTTATCCCACACCATTTCAGCATGGAAGTTGACAGGGCTATCCTTATCAAAAGCAGTGTCGTAAATGTACGCTGTACCATCTGGGGATACCTTGATAGGAGTGTCTCTATACTTCTGTTCATATGCAGAAGCCTTTACCCACTTCAATAGCGTGGCGTCTTTTGGCTTTTTGGTCTTAATTCCACGTAAAGCGTAGATATTCGCTCTTGCAAGACTGAGAACTCTACGTACTGTATAGTTGTGTAAATCCCAGTGCTTATCTTCCAAAAGGTCATAGATGCTGGTACGGCTGTTTACATTTACTTTCTTATCTCTAAGAATCTCCTTGTAAGCAGAACCAATAACATCTCTTAGACCTGTTGTCATAGTGTGCATATCTCTTACTACATCAGCAAGGGCACGTTTAGACGCTACTCTATCCCCGATGATAACATACTGTCCTGTTCCTGGAACTGTGAAAGCTGTTTGCCTATTAGTAATCTTGATACCGTGTTTAGTCGCAAAAGCAGTTGCCTGATTACTAGACAGAACAAAGCAATTTTTCCCTACATCATTCAGCCCCATCTCTTTCATTTCCTTGACTTTGAGCTTCAAACGGCGTCTCATTGTATCAATAGGTTTAGCTGCCTTTGTCTTAATATCAGAGGATGGCATTGTGTCTTCTGTTACTTTGCCAGTCAGTTTCAGATTGTCTTTCTTTGCCTTGTTCTCTTTTGCTTCTTTACCAGACAGCTTCACATCTTCCAGTTCCGTAGATTCACTGATCTGTTTCAGTTCAGTATTGACACGCTTCTTTAAGGTGTCTGGTGGTTTCATGCCAAAAGCCCCAGTAAGCATGTTGTCTTCACTACGGTTCAAGTGCCCATATACTTTCTGAAGAGTTTTAGATTTAGGTAATACTCCCTTAACAGTACGCATCGCATCAAACGCATTGCCAAGGATTGCTGCCTGTACCATGTACTGTGCATAGTTTGCTTCAAATCCCCCATACTTGTTAGACAACGCTCTGTCTAGCCCCATCATAGACGCACCTGTAGCTGCATTCGCTGCCATTCGTGCTACCTTAGATTTAGCAAACATAGAGAGTTTGTCTGCATTAGTACCAAACATTCTTGCAAGCTGTCCTACCATAGTATCAGCAGTAACGCCACCAAGATACTTAGCACCGATACCGCCTGCCACGGATTTGATACCTTTTGCAATGAGTGCCCCCTCGCTAAGTCCTGTAGCCATGAGAGCAAGGTTCACTGGTTCAAGCATCCCACCAGCTAAAGAACCTGCAATGCCAGCGATGTTATAGCCCTGCATCTGCTCATCCTGTGCTAAACGTACTGCCCGATCATAATCCTGTTTCTTCATTGCAGCCAACATAAACAGGTGGTCTTGCGAATATGAATTAGTCAGTACAAAGTTCTGTGCAGTAGGGTCATTAGGCATCAGCTTCTTTACATAGTCAATTTCCTCATCACTGGGTGTATAAGGGGTACTAAACCCAGGTATAGACACACTTCCTCTGACAGCTGGGTTAATCCATGACCAAAGATAACGCAGAGAAGATGTAACACCACTATCAAGAATTGCATCATCAGCAGCATCAACAAATCTGGAAATGGGGTCACGTTCTTCCATAGGAGCAGGAGCATCTGGAATATATTCATGACCATACCTAGAATGCCCCTGTCGGTCTACAGGAATAGAGCCAACAGCAGTGATAGGAGAATACTCTTCACCAAGCATAGCTGCTGCATATGATGCTACTTCACGCCCATAATCGCCTATTGTCTTGCCATTAGCATCTGCTAACCCTTCATTATCTATATTGCCTTCGCCACCAAGCCATGCTCTAGCTGCATGCTCCATATCATACCTAGACAGTAAATCCTCAGCCCAATATGCAGCCACGGCATCCTGTGTTTCTGGACTCCAATCTAATGAGCCATCCTCATTGAGCAATCCTGCTTTTTCAGAAAGTTCCTGATAAGTAGAGGGAAGAAACTGGTATCGTCCATATGCTCTCTGTCCGTCTTTATTTACAACGCCCTCAGCATAATAGGAATCTTCTCTGCTGTACGCCCCAGATTCAACACTTGCAATCCCTTCAAGGAACGCATGTAAATTATCCATCGTTACTCCTTTCTTTTAATCCTCTGGCATGTCCGTAGGGTTATATTCAGAAGTCATCTCTCCATCCACTTCATCCTCAGTAATCCAGTGATGTCTTTCTTCATACTGTCCCTGCTCTTCTGCTACAAGGTTATCCATTTCAGACACACCTGTATCTGGGTCTGGGGTAAGAAGTTCATTCACATAAGCAGAAAATTCATCTGGAGAGAAATACTGCTGTTCCTGCGTGCTGCTGTTCATGAATCCAAGAACATTAGTAGATGGATCATAGACAACATTCACGCTGTCTGTGCCCCCCAAAGTATCAATTAGGTGCGTGATTGCCTGACGTGCAGATCTTCCCTTATTTACATAGTCTTCCTGATCTACCCCTGTAAAGAAATCCTTAGGAACGATACAGTCTATCCCTCTTTCATGATAATCAAAGTATTGCCCTCTAATCTGGTCAGCTGCCTGTTTTACTGCTTCGTCTCCGTCCATACCATTGTAGATATATACTTTTGCCAGATTTCTGATTTTTCCACGAAGGCTAGGATCATTGATTCCATAGACACCATTGAAGATAAGTGAGCCATCTGCATTTGTGCCCATCGTCTCTATCTGCATTGCTGTGTTGTCTGCATTAGACATAGCATCATTAAGGCGTGTCTCCATAATATCTTTTGTGTCTTCATCATGCTCTTGCTGATACACATTTCCATAGAGCTGCATTGCCTTCTTCAACCCATCAAATCCATCTTCAGAATGATAGGAAATCCCATCTTCTACCTGTGACAAGGAAGACAAGGCTGAAATGTCACGTAAAGTGCTACTATTGAATACAGAACCTGCCAGTGCTGGGTTTGTGTGATAGATATCAAGAGCCGTCTGGATATTCTGCAATGCTGGCGTATCATACGTTGCTGTATCCCAATCAATATTCATAGCATCCATAAGAGAAGAGTTGACAGCAAAATTCAAACTATTCTTAAATGCTTTCATCTGAGGAGCAGTAAGCAGTTTTCCTTCCTGTCTAACACATTCATTCAGATCAATTTCTCCATTAGAAAATGAAGACAAAATCCCTTTCAATAGTGTCTGCCCTGCCCCAATGACTTCCTGCTCTGTCAGTGCTTTCTTAGACACACTTCCATCTGCATTCTGCACACTCTTCATCAAGGGTGCTGTGATAGGAGAACCACCACCATAGGAATTGCCTTTACATAAAGCACTAAACCATTGAGAAATGTTCTGCTGTGTTGCACTGTCCAATACTACGGCAGCTGCTTTCCCTACTGCCCCAGAGCGTCCAGAAGATCTTACGCGGCTCTGGTATTCAATCTCTCTCCGCTTATCTTCACGCATAGAGGTGAACATACTCTTCTGTGCCATGACAGCAGCAATATGGGGATTGTCTTTCTTAATCTGCTCTACCTTTTTGTCAAACTCATCCAGAGATGTGCATTTCTGTAAACCATCAACAATATCTGTCATGTACTTTTCTCTAAGCGCACCGTCCATGGCAATTCCAGAGCCATGATAGTCTTCATAAGGCAAGAGTTCTTTCAGCTTCCATTCTTTTCCATTCACGTCTGTATAGACACTCGCTTCAAAGATTTTGTCTAAATCCTTACCGCCATTGTTCGCAATACGTTCATCAATAGCCTTAGACAACATAGGAAGCATGGCGTAGAAAGAACCACCTGCATTTTCATAATCAGTACATGCCTGTTTGAGTTCTTCTACCTGTGTCTCAATAGGGGTCTGAGACACATGTTCTGCACTTCCAATGTCTGACAGTTTGGCAGTAAATGAAGCAGAGCGAATCGCTTCTCTATTCTTCCCTGCTTCTGCCATCTGTCTATTGATATTATTCTGGGTGTAGGTGTCCATGTTTTCATAGAACCCAAGAGCAAAGAACTTAGAATCTCCATTGTGCTGAAAACTGGAAATAGGTTTGATACTTCCCAGAGCAGATGCACTGTTAGGCGCAGAATCCCCTGTGACCTGTGCGTCTTCAGTAGCCTTTTCCCAGTCTTCCCCAATGTTATATTCACGTCTATGTGCTTCTACAAAGTTCAGCCATCGTGCGTTTTCTTCCCCTGCTGTCTGACATTCACCCTCTTTGGCTACAACGTCCTGATCGTATCTGTTACGAATATCACGAATTGCATTTTCGCCACGATACTTATCTAGGGCAGCCATAGTATAGGGATTGTCTAACAACTCTTTGTGATTAGAGTTAGCAAGCATCTGCTGAGAAGAAGTCAGAATCTTTCCTGCATTGTTCGGATCATTCTTAATCACTTCTGCCATGAATTTGCCGTACTTTTCATCTCTAGCATCCTGTTGCGACATGTGACTAAGGATAGTGTCTCCCAGCACCCCAAGTGCTTTTGCAAGACTTGCTGCCTTAGATCCTGCTCCTGCTGTCGTACTTCCAGAAGGAACAATAAGCTGCTTCTGGTATGTATCTCGTACCTGTGGTGCAAACTGGCGCTGTGTACCTACGGCATTTGCTACATTTGTTGCCATTACTTCTGTCCCCCTGTCTTACGATTTATTTTTACATTCTGATAAGCATCATATGCCTGTAATCCTGCTCCCATCAAAGACAGAATGTCTGCCTTCTTATTTGGTTTAGCAGCTTCCTTATAAGACGCCACTGTACGCTGTGTAGACTTCAATGTAGTCAGTTTGTTCAAATCAATCTCATTGCTCTTTCGTAAATAGTTATCCTGAATAGAAGCTACATTTCTAGCAGTGTCTCCAACAGAACTTCGCATGATCTGGTCAGCAGTTCTTCCACCACCAGCCATGTCTTCATTTACTGCTGCCTGTACCTGTGAATTGAGCTGTAATGCATTCTGCTGAGTTTTAATGATAGAAGTAACAGCTTCATCATATGCATCCTGTCTTTCCTGTTCATAGTTCACCAGACTGCCATTCATCTGATAAATAGCATCATTTGCCTGTGCCTGATATGCCTGTGCATTAGCTATGTTCTGTTGCCTAAGCTGCAAGCCTTTCAAGCCTATCGTTGCTGCTGCCATTCCTGCGAATCCACACATTACTTACTTTCATCTCCTTTTAACTCAAAAACAGAAAAATCATCGTCCAGCTTTGTCCATGTAGCACCAAGCCAATCCAGATATTCTACATGCGTTGTGTTCTTTGTCCAAACTACGTTTGTTAAGACACCATACGCTTTCAGAAGTCTAGGCAGTAATTGCTTTGAGAATCGTAAGAAGCTGAGTTTGTGTCTAGCATACTCGGGAGTAAAGCAGAGCCAAATCACTCCTTTTCCTCTGTATTTGTACAGACCACCAATCCCAACTGCCTTGTCTTTATATGTAATCTTGTAAACTGGATGTTCATAATGTACTACGAGATCAACAATGCACATATCATATGAAGCACGATTGCTACTCATCATGATTTCTTTCTTGTCTTCTCTTCGTAGTGCATTACAAATATCCCAGATTTCTTTTGTTCCAATCGCTTTGATATTCCAATCAGAATTACACTCTAGTAGCTCTCTTATAGTAAACACCTTCCCACCCTGCACCAATCAATGCTACAGGCATAGGAAGTTCTGTTTCTATACTGATAGAGCAATTAGAACTCAAAGACTGTACAGGGAACTTAAACTGTCCTGTCTCTAATGCTGTAAGTCCAATTTTGTTTCTACCAGAACCTAAAAGCCGTGCAGTCATCACATATTCATATGTCTCTTTGTCAAAACATTCAACAATGGCTTTGATATATCCGCAATTCTCATAGTTCACCCAGAAATTCCTAAGCTGTAATCTTCCTTCTGTGTATGCAGTGACACCATTGTCATCCTGTTTACGAATCATAACCTCAGAGAACTTTGCCTTGAATTTATACAATTCTCCTTCAATGAAACGCCTTCCTACCCAGTTTCCTTGCAACCAGATGTATCTGCCATCTACCATTTCTTCTGGTGTCCATTTACGGAAAAAGCCTTTGTTATCTACCAGTCCGTAAGACACACCTGCTTTCAGAGTGTCTCCATACCTGGTTTTCATATCTACCTTAGTCCGTCCTTCAATGTCATCATAAGCATCTGAAGGAATGGCAGGTAAAACAACCTTTCTATCCATAAAGACACGATATGGTTCATACTCTTCATAGTCCTTCGTGTTATAAGTAAAGGAGACACTTTCAAGAGTAATCATCCCTTGTCTATCAAAAACAAGGTACAATGTAGAATTGATAAATCCACCACCAAGAATGCGGGCACCATTGAACTCCCAGTAAGACCAAGAGGACTGTAATCTGCTGCTATCTACAAACAAATATTTGTAAATGTATACTTTTGATTCAGCACCAAGAGTAAAGAACCCTAAAACATTCTCTGTATTGGAAGACACAATTTTATACACACCATTCGGAATAAAAGAAGGCACATGTGACGTTACATCCTGTGCGTCTTTCAAATTGGTGGTATCTTCAATCGTGAAATATTCTTTGATCGTGGTAAACTCTGCACGTTCTGTAGGAAAATAGACACGTCTTCCTGCACCTACTGGACGCACATATGGATTGCAAGTAAACTCTGTGACTTCTGTGATAGAGCAATTCTTCGGAGACAATACGCCATCGGCTCTAAGTAAGAACTGTGTATCATTCGAGAAGAGAAGCAACTCTTCATCAAATGGAACAGCATGATAGAGGATAGATACACTGTTATGGGATACAGCTAAATCAATAGGATCTGTATCCTGCATGTCTACTACAGAAGCAAACCAGAAATTAAAGAAAGACGCAGACCTAGACAGGATGACATTCTCTCCTGAAATAAGCCCAAGCCTGTTTCTGTAAAAGAAAATATCATTGATAGTTGCTCCAACGAAAGAAGGTTCTGGGTTAGAATCTTCATCACCTACATCTCTATCATCCCAATCCAAAGGTTTAAGGGTGAAAGACATGTCTGCATTTCTTACCAGTCCCTGAGGCATGGTAGAAGAATCAAGCGTAGTAGGTGTTTCTGGTCTTGCACACTCTGTCCAGAGCTGTGTGTCTCCGTCATATCTGACATAATAATCATCAGCTACATTCGTTGCCCCTTTTACCTGTACTGTAAATCCATCAGGAGCAGAACGTGGCAGATTGTTAAAGTTCTGTACAGCATGATAAATACCAAACATAGACATACCATTGTACCCATCTTTAATCTTAACGGTCTTAATGGTAGTCCCTGCTTTCTTTACATATAACCAGCTATCCCCAGTTTCTACTGTCCACCCATTGCTTCTAGCAGAAGTAGCAAGCTGTTCAGCAATCCAGTTTACGTCTACCTTCGTACTATCAGAAGCATTAGATCCATCTGGTGTCGTGTAAGTGGCAATCGTTACATCATTGATAATACAAGCATATGTTCTGCCATACTGCCCACTCTTAACATTAAAGAGTGCGCCCTGTGTGTCTTTCCATCTTCCAGAATCCCAGACCTTCTCTGTCATTGCTACTTTCTTTTTTGTATTAACAATAAAAGTATAGTCTGCAATGGTAATGCATTTAAGATACTTTCTGGGGTCTACACCACTAAGGTATGATGCAGATTTAGCATCAATGGTTACTTTGTATTCTTTGCCGTCTTCATCATAAATCTTACAACTACCATTTCCATCAAAAATCATGATGTACTTTTCTTCTTCATCTCTCTTTACTACATGTACAAGAGGACGATAAGTAGAGGATGGAGCAACAAACAAATTCTTGATATGCACAGTCGGTGCCCTTTTTTGCAGACCACCTACTTCTGTGCTATATCCATTTATCTGTTCTTCAAGCTGTTCTGGTAAACGAAGAATAGCAGGCTGCTGACTGATACCAGACACAATGTTTTTGATTGTCTGACTGTATAAGTTTGTAGCCATTAGTTACCTCTTTCAAGAATTGTCTGCACACCAGTTACATTCAGCATATTGAAGTTATTAGAATCAAGTTCATATTCCATCAAAGCTGCCCATGCTTCCTGCTCATCTCTGAGAAGCTCTTCACCAAGGGAGCTGTCCCCTAGGTAGCGTGTCTGAAAAGTTGTAGCTGCCTTCGCTGTGATATAGCTTCGCATTGGATCTGGCATGTCTTCAAAATCCACAAGGAAAATAATTGTGCAATCAATACTATTGTTAAAAATATCTGTTTGTTCTTCCCAATCAAAAAGATAGTCCCCTTTTTTCGTATACTTCTTATTGTCTGTACCAACAACGTACAGGAGATTAGACAACCATCTAATTTTATGCGTCGTAGTGTCTGGGTTCAATGTATAAGAATCAATCTTATTGAACGTCCACCCTTTACTCTGCACACGTCTATTTACGTTCCTAAGGATACGCAAGCAGTTAATGACATCTACATTCGTTGAATTCTCAATCGTGTTTACAGGAGATTCACCAATACTTGCAAGAATTTCATTGACTGCTTCAAGTTCTGTCAACGGAGTTAAAGTCATTGCTATTTATCCTTTCTAAACAAATCAAAATAGGGTATGGTGTCTCTTTAAGGACTTGAACCTTAAACCTTCTGGGCATGAACCAGATGCTCTAACCATTGAGCTAAAGAGACATGGTGGGAAGATATGCAGTTGCGTTGAGAGGAGGGTATCATGACGTTCATGATTTTATATGCATATCTTCCCTATAAGAAAGGAGGAATCGAGAGGTGTGAGAATTGCACTCACAACAACAGGAAACCCGTAGATCAGTCCTGCCCCATGGTAAGACCTATACCAAGTTCCCTTACATGTGTGCCTAGCCCTCTCATAAAGTGCCTGCCGTAGCAAGCACTAAATAGCCTAGTCCTCAGACATCGGCTGTTCGCTTCTTAAGTATTAGAGATAACACCCATGTAAGCTGCTTCTGGACGAAGACCACCATGTCCCATAGCATAAGACGCTACGAGCATGTCTGCCTGATATTCAGCACGACGCGCACGTTCGATAGCAAGGTCTTTCAGTTTGACAGTGCCTACTGCGGTGCGATGTGCTGCAATAAAGACAGTGTTGTCTGCATAAGCAGCAGGGAACACATGTCCTTCACCCTGAATTACACCTTCATTGACTGCTGCACCCCCACGAGTAAGGTGCGGTGTTTCAATGATGTCAAAGCCTGCTACACGAAGAACATTGCCTTCTGTGATGGTAGCTACTGCGCCATAGTCATGATTGATTGCAACCAGAGAAGCTACAAGAGCGTTCACGCCAGTCGGTGTCATGAATACGTAACGGTCATTTGCAGGAACATAGTTTTCAGACATTTTGGTCTTAACATTGAGAAGCATTTCCACAAGTTTAAGCCCCATTTTCTGAGTAACACCAATGTCTTCTCCTGCAAGAGTACCTTTGAGGATTTCACCTTTACCAAGCCCAGTAATGTTCTCTTTGTTCGCAACAACCATCTTTGCAATTTCTGCAAGTACGGCACCGTCTGCTGCGTATGCAAGAGCTTCACCCATCTGACGAGAATATTCTCCACGCACGTCAAAGTGAGACAGTGCTTCATCAAGGTCAGAAATGAGCTGGGAAGTAGTCAGAAGACCATCAATCTGAATGATTTTCTCTTCGCCCGGAATGTTTTCTCGCAGGTCATCCAGAGACTTACCAGATTTCAGATAAGCGGCTGTAGCACGACCAAATACAGGGAACTGTGCAGATTTACCGCTCGCAATGGATCGAACAATATGGCGTCCATTGGTTACAGAAGCACGTTCAAATGCCGTGATGGTTTCTCCTGCAAATACTTTCAGATAGCGGGCAAGAGCATCAGTACCACCCTGATTAAGCCCTGGCTGTGCGATTGTTACGTCTGCCAAAATAAACTCTCCTTTACATTGAAAAATAGAAATGAATAAATATATGAAACAACAAAAAGACACACACCTGCTTAGATGTGTGTTTGAATATATTTTTGTTTTGTTTTGCGATTTACATTTTGTATTTTTTACCAGCGTTTCTGTAAAAATAATAAGCCAGTGTGTCTTTTCATTGTTGTCATAACAAAATTAACCAATAAAAGAACTGTTCATGGTTTTGTCCTGTACTTCTTTAGTATACGAAGGGTCGCGAAGATACCGTGGATCAGACATTGCCTTCACCATTTCTCCTCTGTTAGCAAACCCCATGTTGCCAGCATTGTTGCCAGCGTTACTAGACCGACCAAGAATAGAACGACCAGTGTAGCCGTTAGCAGCGTGCATACGAGCCTTAAAGCCATCAAGAGCCAGTCTAATACCAGCCATATCCCCTTTTTCAATAAGAGAATTAAAGCGTTCTGCACTTCCGTCATTCTGCTTGCTAATGAAGCCAGCAATCTTTTCATACTCTTCCTGTCCCCCTGCATGCTGATAGACATCCGCTACAAACTGCTTCGCTGTTGCTTCAAGACCAGTAATGTATGCATCAATAACAGACTTCGGATAACCTGCCTTTTCAAGCTGGTCATAAGACTTTTCAGACAAGCCACCATCTGCATAGTACTCATCAGCCAGCGCGTCAAAGTCAATTCCCTTTTTGTCTAGCTCTGCCTGAAGTGTCTGGTCTGCTTCAACCGCTTTAGACACCCGAGTTTCAATAGGCTCTTCTTCGCCCTCAGACTTTTCTTCATTGTCTTTGGTTTCTGTCTGGTCTTCTGTTTTCGGTACAGCTTCTTCCGTCTTTGCAGTTTCCTGTGCTTCTTCTGTAGGGTTTTTCGTCTCAATCTTTTCTGTGTTTGTCGATCTAATTTCAACGTCTCTTCCCTGTAAAGCATCTTCTGCACCACCTGTCACTGCACCTTCTGGATATAAAGATTCAGTATTTTCTTCCAATTTACTACATACCTCCCATCTGGTTATTCATCCCATCCATAGCTCCCTTTGCTAACTGCGGAGCTGCTTTCTCTGCCATATTAGACATCATAGATTGCTGCTGTTCCTGCTGAATCTGCTCATCAGTCTTAATGAGTTCTTCTGTGTCAATGCCCAATGCTGTTGCTTCCATAATCATAATTTTCTGCCAATTCAGATATGTCTGTGCAGCAGGATTCATCTGCTGTAATTCCAAGAACTGAGACAGTTTATTAAGATCATGACCACGACCAATCGCTTCTACACCTGTGATAACTTCCATATCAACAAGGTCTGGTGGAAGGTCTGGGATCTGTCCACCAGAAGAGAGCTGTGCTACCAGTCTACGTGCCAATGGTAACTGGAGTTCCTGAGACAACAGGGAGTAAATTCCACCCAGTGTGTCTTCCAACTCACCAGCTACATATCGAATTTCTTCTGCTGTTACACGTTCACCATTGCGCTGTACTGCACTATTCAGAAGGAAAGCAAAAGACAATCTGGATTCAATATTCGCTGCTGTCTGCTGTGCTACATTCAGATCGTTGTATTTGTCTAACTGCAATACAGTGATGTCTTCTGCTCTACCGGGAATAAATGCCCCTGTTTCTGCTTTAGACAACCTATTTACTCTTGTAATCCCATTTGGATTTACAAGGAAATAGACAGACGCACAAATAGAACTCAGTTCCACAATGGCTTTGCTAAGATTTTCAAGGGAACGAATATCACCCAGATACTCTTCAACAAAAGAACGTCCGTAAGATTCGCCATCCATCTTTACCATACGAAGAGGAATCCATGGGGCACTATCAGCAGGAAATGCCTGTGCTGTCCCATCAATCACTTCCCCATTGACTTCCTGATAAGCGATATACTGTCCATTCTGCAACTGAACATCTGTATAAATCTCAACTTCATCGGATGCCTTATGCTCTTCCGTGTTTTCTCCTGTCTTAGAAATCATGTTCTGTACATCTTCTGGCAGAGACGCCCATGCTACTTTGTCTAAGGTAATCAGTCTGTACCATGTCCCCAGTGCATCACGTACAACGACATAATCATTGAGACGATACATTTTGATACCACCTTCCTGAGGTGGTAAATAAAGACATGCATTCCCTGCGACAATCAGCATTTTCAGAGCTTCTGTAATGGTCACTCTGATCTGGTGTGTCTCTACATATTTCATGCAAATATTTTCAATTCGCATGAGCTGCTGCTGAACTTCCGTTACCATATTGTCCCCAGACTGCTCCAACTCCTGCTTTGTGTCCTGTGAAGGATTCAAAGTAAAGAAAGGACTATTAGGGGGCATAAGAGCTAAGGCAAGTTTAGATGTCAGATTATTGACTGCTCTGGCACCAAAGCTCTGATATGGTGTACTAAAAGTAGTAGAAGCATTAGAACCATTCTGAGGGAACAGAGAAGGAATTGTGTATTTAGCGCAATCTTCCGCACGAGTGATATACATATTTCTATCATTAGACAGACGTTCATATGCACTCTTCGCTGTTTCTTCACGGTTCTTGATAATATCATTCATGCTGTTCTGCTGTGCCATGTTTGTCTCCTATCATTAGAGATTAAGACCAGTACCTGTAGTACCCCCAGAACCAGCTGAACCACCACTATCAATCATTAAAGCTCGCTTGCCTTTGTTCGTCCTCTTCTTTTTACTAGACACCAGATCAGATTCCTGCTGCCCCTGCGTAGGTTCTGGTGCCGCTACAGCAGGGGCAGCAACCTGCGGAGAAGCAACTTCCTGTGTACCATAACTACCACCCAAAAGTCCCCCTATGAGCTTAATACCTGGCTGTACTACTGCCCCTACTAATTTACTTACTGCATGCCCTACTGCCTTAAATGGTTTTGTAATTGCGTGTGTAACTTTATGCCACCATCCCATATTTCTCATTCTCCTTTAATTTACAAATTGTAATTTACACCTGTATCATTAGTTGCCTTATTCAGTGTGTCTTTCTTAACAGTAAGAGCTGCCACACCTTTCTTTTTGCTTGCTACTTCCCAATTCTTTGTTCCACCATAGACAGCATTCTCTGGTTCTTGTGCCGTATTGTTTGTCTGTTGAAGCTGCGCTGGGGTCATACTGGGAATAGTGATCTTAGGCATCTTATTCCACAAACACATATCATTTACCTACATTCATTCTCTGGCATGCTAAAAGAGAATCAATCACATCCTGTACACCCTTGATGTATCCAAGACGCATTGATTCACTTCCAACATCTTTCTTTGCCAGTAAATAGGAAATATCAAAATTCTTACGAAGATACTCCATCAGTTCTGCTGAAACATAAGGACGTTTCATCTCTGCACGCAAAGAATCAGCATCATCCTGTACTCTAATCAAGGACTACACCTCTCTTTCTTGCGTGGTATTTGAATAAGATTAGGAAACCATGGGATAATCTCTCCTGTCTTGCTATCGTAGTTTTCATCTCTAAGAATCCGTGCTACCTGTGCCTGTGTCAATGCATAGGATTCAGACAGCCCCTTTTTCTTAAATGCTTCAACTACCGTTTCCCAAGACACACCCTTATCTGCAAAGAGTTTCTGGGCAGTCTTTGCACCAATGCCAGGACATCCAGTGTAATTGTCAGCAGTGTCTCCCATGAGTGTCTGCATGAGATGAAAGTAATCAGCTTCCCCTTCATCAATGACATACAACTCACGTTTCATGAAATTATAAAAGACACTCGGGATACACTTGAAATCTTTATCCGCAGATATGATGACAGTGTGTCCCTTATGTCTTGTCGCTAAGATACCACAAAGATCATCCGCTTCCAGCTTAGGTCTTGTGATACTTTCATAATTTCTTTTGCACCAATCAACAATGGCATGATAACAAACAGGCTTTCTCTTCCCTACTCTATTCTGTTTGTAGAGAGGGTAGATCTTCTTTCTGAAATTATCCTCGCCACTGAAACAGAGAACGATTTTGTATTCGCCTTCATAATTGAGTTTGTCTAAGACAGCCGCTGTAATTTCTGCTATACGAGCATCCACTTCACCTTTAGCATCAGCAGCATCTGCCCATAATGTCCAGACATCCCCATCCCAATTCACTTCATGCTCTACTACAGTGCAAGATTGAAAGCAGATCATGTCTCCATCAAATACGAGCATCAGTGGGGATTTCACAAGGCATGACTGTTTCTTCATTCTTCTCCTCCAGATAGCGATCAACCCCATATTTCTTTTTCTCTGCGTCTACTTCAATCTCTGCTTCTCTAACGTGTCTATGTGCAAAAACAATAGCACACACAGCGTCATTAAAGTCCTTTACTTCCTGCATAGTGACAAGCTGTCCATAACTATCAGAAACATAAAACTCAATAGAATTGATTGCATCATAGAGATTCTTTTTCACACATTCATTCTGAATCTTTTCAAGAAACGTCTTTTCCTGTTCCATTTATTTCTTCTCCTCTTCTGGAATATAATGTTCAACCACCTTGATATTGGCTTTAGCTGCACGAATAATAGAAGCATTGGCATTAAACACTTCATTCAGAATAGTACGGAGCTGGGAAGCAATAAAGTTGTTGTCCTCTATCGTATCACATGCTCCTGCCATATCTCTAACGATCTTAGAGAATTTAAGTGCCAGAATACTTGCTTCTTCTGCCTTTCTGTCTACTTCTTCCTCTTCTTCGTATTCTTTCAGTTTGCCATTATAGAAAGCGATAATGTCTTTATCATGCTTGTCCATATATTCAGCAAGTTCTTTTTCACCCTTCATTGCGGCTTCTCCTGCTTTATGAAATTCATCATAGTCAACAGGAATATTGTACGTTTTATCAATATTCAGTTTAGAAGCTGGGTGTCTTGCATACCAAGTAAGATTGTCTCTAGCCATTTCCAGAGGAGACAATGTGTTCATATCTACTTCCTCATCCATCTCTGGAGACACAACTCTTGCTCTTTCAAGGAATGGATCAATAGATGCAATCCGTACAAAATCAAGAGCACCATTTGCTTTTCTGACACTGACTGCCTGATCCAGACAAAACATAACTTCATCTTCCATCATATGACATACACATTCTTTAGACATAATTTGTACTTCCTTTCTTATAAACAAAGAGAAATAAAAGTGTTCTCTTCTCCATAGCGTACCGCAATTAAAAAATCAGTGACAATCATACCAATTTTTGCCAATAATACCTTCTGTATCTAACTGCACTCTAAAGTTGTAATGTGCCTGTGTGTCTCGCATTGCAGCCTGTGCTTCTTCAACAACAATCTTTGCAACATCAAGATCTCTGCATGCTATCTGCTGTTCATCATGCACCCATGCCATCAATGCAAAATCTCCATCCCATCCATGCTTTAATCCTCTGGCAAACAGTCTCTCCTCTGTCCGCACAATCCAATACTTACAGACAAGGGCACCTGCACTCTGTAACAAAAGATTCAAAGCAGAATGAATAGAACGTACATGCAACTTTCTTCCATCCAAACCTTTGAGCCAGTGTCTTTTCCATTTCAAAATGCCCCCGCGGAAATCTGTTTCCACAAGAGCATCTTTTACAGCCTTACGTAAAGAACGAATAGCAGGTACTTTCTTCAAGAATCTAGCCTTTACTGCTTTCCCTGCTTTTTCATCCCCCCCAATAAGACCACCCATCTTTTTATCCCCTGCACCATATAGAAAGGCGTAGATAAATCTCTTCGCTTCATCACGAGTAGCAAGACCTGCTGCCTTCTGGTTCAGTGTATGAATATCACCATTTACAACAACATCTGCGTATTCTCCCCCATCATAAGGTGCAAGAAAATGTGCAAGACAACGAAGTTCAAGACCACAAGCATCTATCCCTGCCTGATACCATCCTTCTGGAACGCCAAACAAACTTCTACATTCTTTCCCATAAGGACTAGCATTGTGAGGGACTTGTGTGACATTAGGATTTGCGTGTGTCGCTCTCCCACTAACTGCTCCACAAGGATTCACCCTTCCATGCATACAGCCGTCCTTCTTCACCAGTTTAAGCCATGCCTGTGCCCCATCTGAAAGCTGCCCAAGTCTCTTCACAATCATCAAGTATTCCTCAATAAGCGGAGACAAGGTTCTTACTTCTTCTGGTGCATCTGGATCAGTAGACATGAAATGAAATGTGTCTTCATCCACCTTCAATCTATCTTCCTCATACAGGTCTGGATTGTCTGGGGAATACTGATAATATTCAGTCACCAACCATTCAATCTGCTGTCTGCTCTTAGGATTAAAATCTTTGTAGCGTTGTATTGGAACGCCAGCCTTATATCCTAATCTTTTGTTGTCCCTCTTAGGAACGAAAACTTTGTCTGGAATACGAGGTGCCAGTTTCATCAATTCTGTTGCTAAGACACACTGCCTTTTCCGTAACACCTTTTCCAGCTCTTCTGCTGCTTCAGTATTAAATGGAAACCCATTCTGCTCCTGCTTAAACATTAGCCATTGTGCTGCGTGTTCAAGCTGAATAGCCTTTTCAGAATATGGGTGTCTTGTCAGAAAGTCATAGAGCTTCTGGGTAACAACTACATCCTGCCTGTTATACATCAGCATGTCTTCGCTAAAAGTAGCCCATGCATCTTCTGTCTCTTCCGCATACGTTCCTTTCAGCTCTCCCAGACGATACCCCCATGCTTTCAGAGACTGTGAGCCAATAAGTTTACCAGCCAATCTCCCCTTTTTGAACAAATCATAATCATAGTCTTTGATGTTACCATAGATCAGACGTGCCAAAACTAGGGTGTCTCGCACATACTTTCTTTGTTCCCTAGACACATGGAAGATCTCTGGATAGAGTTTTTCAAGGCAAGGAATATCAAAATCAATGATGTTATGTCCGCAGATTGTCTCCCCCTTATCAAGAGCATCCTGCAACATACGAACACCTACTTCAATGTTAGAAGGAGAGAAGCTATGCATTGTTTCTCCATCAAAGATCGCTATGCAGTGAACCTTTGTAGATTCTTCTAGCAAGCCGTTACTTTCAATATCAAAAGTCAACATTTTCTTCTTCTCCTTCCTCATCAATATAGTCACTGAGTTTGTCTACCGCCTGTAAGGTATCATGCTCTTTGTCATAGAATAAATAACCACCAATGCCTGTCTCTCCAGTCCATCGACACTTCAAGACACGCACTCTTACCAAGTTCTTTTTCTTTCCTTCTGCCTGTTGATTTCTTTCAAGACCAAGCACCGTATCAGCGAGCTGTCCAATAGCACCAGAACCACGAAGCTGGGAAAGAGAGACACACCCACCTTCTTCAAACGCTATGCTTCCTACAGCATTGTTACGTCTAAGATGTGAGATGATAATAAGACCAACACCAGTTTCTTCTGCCAGAGAGCGTAGCTGTGTCATCAGAATATCAATCATCTTGCGTTCGTTGTCTCCCTCTAATCCAGAGATTGCGATGGAAATATGGTCAAGAACGATGAAATCACACTCTTCACTCACTGCCATATATCTGATTTTATCCATCAGATTGTCTCCATCCAGAGAGCCAAAATGCTCATACAAGACATAACGTCCAGTACCTAAAGTTTCGTCAAAGGCTTTTCTGTACTCTTCATCAGAGACTGCATGCCTATTAAGGTACAGTCGTTTCCCTACATGCAGAGACATCAACCCTGTAGCAGTACGTTTAGGATTCTCTTCCAACATCAACATCCCAATCTTTAGCTTCTTTACTACGCCAAAGTCATATGCGATCTGTCTTACAAATGTTGTCTTACCCACACCTGTTCCAGCCGTCAAGACACAAAGCTCTCCCTTACGAAGCCCCATAATCATCTTATTCAGTGTTAAGTTCTCCCAAGGCAGATTGTATCCATCATTCTTCACATCCTCAGAAACAGCATCCCATAAATCTTTGCCATTCACAATGCCATCTGGGGTATATTCTTTTGCGTTCCAGATTGCATCAATGACAACTTCGGGATGACCGTTCTGCAAACATTCATTCGGGTCTTTGTAGGGAAGGGTGCCTATATACAGCTTTCCCGGTTTTAGCAGCCCCTCAATGTCTTTGATCCCTTTTCGTCCTGCTTCATCCATGTCGAAAAAGACAATCACTTTATCAAAGGAATTAAGCCATTCAGACTGTGCCTTGAATACTTTCTTTGCACTGCCAGCCCCAGCAGGTATGGAGACACAAGGGTATTTGTTGTCATTGATCTGTGAAACAGTCAAACAATCAATTTCACCCTCTGTCACAACCAGCATCTTTCTGTGTCCATTCGCCCATAGGTTCTGTCCAAAGAAACGATTAGAGAACTTTGAACCTTTTGTCTCAAACCTTTTGTCTTTGTATCGGATCTTCTGTCCGATCAGTTCCCCATGGTCATCATAATAGCAAGCAACTTGTGCTGGCTCATCATGAATAGTTGTTTTGAAATACCCATATTTTTCACATGTGTCTTTTCTGATCCCTCTGGCTCTAAGAGTGTCTACCACCATATCAGTCAAAGGAATACAGCCTTTGCATCTGTGTCTACTTTCTGCCTTGTCTTCCATTTCTTCTGCATCTCCTTCATAGTGATATGTATCGCAGGAAAAGCAGTAAGTGTGTCCATCGGAATAAAGACACAATGCATCATGCGAACCACAATCAGCGCAGGGTAAATGCGCTTGTACTAGCGTACTCTGCATAATTCACTGGAATATATTCTCCTTTAACCCTTGCAACATCAGCATCACGGAAATCAGTTTTGAAGCATCCAAGCAAATCATTCACGGCTTTTTTCTGTACATCCGTTTCTTCTCCACCAGTAGGAACATCCACAAACACAATGATAGACGTTTCTTGAGGATCAACATACAGACCACCAACTGCCATCTGTTCTCTGCCCTGTTCAACATGCCCATCACGATGAATCACGTAGTGGTAGTCTACATCAAAATCACCTCTACGGCGTGCATCACTGTATAATGCGTCTCCATCTTTGTTTTGAAGATCAATATCAGCGACAATGATGAGATCCGTCATACTCCTATTTCTAAATTTAATCTTTTTCACGTTTTTCACCTCTTACATAAATATCTTTTTCGCTCATCCCTTTCTTCGGCTCAGACAACCAGTCTAAAGGTATGTACTTATCTGCATAGACAAAGCCGTGTTTCTCACACCAGTCTCCATAAGAGGTATTGCTCCCTTTACGAATCTTTGTCCGTGAATTGGAAAAAACAAACCTAATATCAAGATCTGGATGTTGTTTCTGAATTAGAAGGTGCTTCTGTCTATCAGCAACAGAAAACAATCCCTTTGTCTCTACAATAATTCCATTGCCTAAGACAAAATCAGGGGTGTAATGATGAAGAACAGGTGCAGAAGTATAGTCTACCCTATGCTTTTCATAGGAATACTCTGCTCCTGCATTGTTCAATTCATCAATCACTCTTTCTTCTAGCCCAGACCGATAAGATTCATTGACCTTTCTACTCCACCCTCCATGTCGGCTAAAGTAAGGCAATATTAGAAATCTCCCTCTTCATCAAATGGAGATCCATCATCTTCTACATCTGGCTTAGTAGTCGCGGTATCTTTATCGTATTCACCTTCAACTGTAGAATCATACCCTTCTTCGTTCGTACTAAAGCCAAGGGACGCTGCATCATTACCGCCGTATGGGATGTATTTAATAACCTGTACACCACGGAGATAGCATGCCAGCCCATTGTTATTGTTAGACATCCAGTATGGAGACAGCGAGAAGGCAACACGAATGATGGAACCATTCCCAAGATTAGACGCTTTAATCGGATGACCTTTCGCATCAACAACTGGAATAGTACGGGTCATCTCTTCCCCAGCTTTTGTCTTGTAAGTCTTTTTCGCCTTGAATTTGAAAGTGATCGTGCCATCATTCAGGGTATGCATACCAAGAGAGGGTTCAGAACTCCACTTCTTACCTGGCTTCAGTTCATAGGATTCTTTAGCCTTTTCAAACTCCTGTTCCAGATATGCCTTAAATTCTTTGGTAGTCTTTTCATCAAAAGTAATCTGAATAGAATAACCAAGTTCCTGTCCTTCATACGTTTCTACTTTACGAAGGAAAGCATAACGTGCTTCACCTTTCGGGGTAACACCATTTACAAACTGTCTTTTTACGTTAGCCATAATTTTTTCTCCTTAGTCAAATTTGTTTACAACTGTATTATCAGAAATTTTAACAAGTACACCCATTGCGACCGCTTCACCTGCATAAATTCTACGAAGCTCTGGGGAAGTATTTGTACAGAAGACACCCAGCTGTGCTGCCCCTACCACGGATGTAGGAGAGACAATCAGTAACTTCTTTTCCATCAGTCTTGCCCCATTCAGCATAAGGGCGTACCCAGCAGGAACTCTCACTCTGCCAAAATGGACGTAAGCGTTTGCATCAATCGTCATTGTCTGTGTTGCTTTGAAGATGAATGCACCATTCACAAGTTCTACAACGACTTCTTTCCCCACTTCAAGGTGCGGAATACGTGATACTCTAGGTTTCTTTGTTACGACTTTCTTTTCTTTTGTCTCTGTCATATCAACAGCTCCTTTCTCCATAGCTTGCCCCAATTAAAAATGACTTTGCGTTAGGGCACTGTGACAGGATTTCTTTACAAAATGCTCTCCACTCGGGTAACTTGTGATTGTGTCTCTGTTTAAGGATCGTTTTAAGCTGTCTATAGTTAGTAGTAACTCGTGCAGTTAATTCAAGCCCTACAGGGCAGGAATAAACCAACTGCAAAAATGAAGATTCACTCTGTTCCTCTCTAAACTGCTTCTGCAATTCTTCCAGTCTCTTGATAATCTGCGGATCAGTGTAAGGGGTGAACGCTGTATCAAGCTGCATCTTAGACAACCTGTGCATAGTTGACTGACTAGACACAATCTGGGCAAAGTGATAACGTTCAAACTCTGTCCACATCTTAATCGTGCAAGTCAAATCAAAAGACACGATAATTCCACTAAGGAAATTATCGTGTCCTTCACTGCTTTCTCTGCTTGCTAATGAAACAGCGCGCTTCCAATCACGATCATCAATGTAGCGGTGCTGCAACTCAAAATCTAATCTTTCTTTCATTGGATAACCACTAGCACGAATAGCATTGTGCATATCGTATACCTGTAAATTTGTGATTTTCATTTTTCTACCTCTTTCAGCTTCTGTGCATACCATGCGATTTTTCCTGCTGTTTCCTGATTATCTCCTTTACGCCCATATCTGTAAGCATACTTGATGATATTGCCCCACAAAAAGCCTTCCAGTTGTTCTTTTGACATGAGATGCTCCATAATCTCAATGGCTTCGGGAATACCCTCTACCTGATAATGTGATGGGTTGATAGCATCAGAATTATTTTTGTTCATCTCATACTCCTTTCATCTATTTGCTTCAAAGAATGCTTTTGCAAATCCAGGGGGTGTCATTGCCCTAAATTCTGCATCTGTTTCCGGCTTATGAAATTGTAGCTGCGGAATTTTGCTCCATGCACTTTTGTGTAAATATGCAAAATTAGGCTTACTCCTGTTCCGTCTAGTGTATAAATCAATCTTTGGAACATCATCCCAGTTTTCAAATTTCCTTTTGAGAATATTGAAATTCCCTCAAATATCAGTGGCTTTCGTCCACGGATCACCATAAAACCACGGTTGAAAATTCAACTTAGGCATACCTAGATACTTTCTCAAATGCCCTCGTGGATTTTCCAACGCCCAAAAATGCGGATTACACTGATTGATAATTTGCAAGCAAGCGTTCACGATTTCCATTCCTGCTGCTTCATCACGTTTTCGTGGTTCAGCTTTACAATTGAGAAGTGAAAATTCTGTACATGGTGGTGCTGCAAGGATCCCGTAAACATTGTCAGGTGGTATATAGGTTCTTACATCGTAGTCTGGCAAAGTGATAATACGCACATCATACCCTGCTTCTTGATATGGTTTAGACCATGATCCAGTTCCTCCGCACAAGTCCAAAATAATACGTCTGTCTGTCATATCTTGCTTTCTCTTACCTTCTTTTTGTAAAATCTTCCATTTTTGAATTTCTCCTTTTGCCAATCCACTAATTTGTAATTGATCTTCGTCACAATAGCAGTACAGTCAGGGCAACAGAGCTTATATACATTTCCGTATGTAGACACACTCGGTTTATAAGTCCTGCTGCAATACCTGCAATGTCGTATCCCCTGCTTCTGTTCTTTTTCCCAGTATTTGTTTGAACAATCAACACAACAAAAATGGGAAGTTGATTCAAATCCTTTGTACGGATGAAACAACTTCCCACATTCCCAACACTTCCATAAACATGTTTTGTTTCTGACTTGATTGGTGTATTTCTTCCACTCAAGTTCATTTGAAATTACAACTCTCAATAGACACCCCCCTCCTTTTGTTGATAGACACACCCTTGTTCTGGGAAGACAAACAGAAATGGTGTCTTCTCCATAGCATGTCACAATTAAAATCAGGAATCCTATAAGGATGATTTTTAATAATAATTATTAAAAACAATAAAAAAAAATCCCATATAAGTAATATCTATAGAATATTCTATAGGTATTATTTATATGGGAACTATTAACAATTATCAATTTAAGTTTCATCACTAGGAATCTAAGAGAATACTTTAAGTATTCTCCTCTTCTCCATAGCATACCACAATTACATTTTGTTCAATTTGTCTTTGTTCTTAATACAAAAAGCATGAATCAGATCTCTTAATACTTGTGAAGGTTTGACACCACATCGCATACACGTTCCATACAATCTATCTTTCTCTCTTTCTGTAATGCGAATTTTTATTTCCGCATTTTTATATGAATCATCTTCCATCATGTTCTCCTTTCATAATAAATTTCTTTTCCCTTCATTGCCCTCACAAAATTCTTCAATCAACTTTCTGATTACTTTTGATGGTGTCATTCCCATGTTTTGGCAAATCTGATAAAATTCTTGCTTGTCTTTATTATTTATCCTCACACGTACTGAACACTCTTTAATATCTTTGTCTTCAATTTTCTGCATATTTTCCTCCTTTGACAACATGAACACGCCTATATTGTAGCATAGGCGTGTTGTCGTGTCAATATGTTCCTACATTAGTGAAATACATAAAGACTATCAAGCACCTGTCTGATGTCTAATTTTCCTTCGGATGGTGGACATGGCAGTGGTTTATCCTGTGTTCCTACTGCTGTTTTCATGTCTTCATAGAAATTTTGAAGTACATCATTCTCTTCATACATCTTCACGAATGCTTCTCTGACAGTGTGAAAGAGGGTGTCTGCCTGTGCAGGGGACGTAGCATAGGAATCATGGATCATGCTGAAATGGTGAATCCCCTTGTCAAGACACATGTTGATAGACAACTGCAAGTGTTGTTGGTTTGTCAAACATATGTTACACCGTGCTTGATGAAATCATGGAGTGTATC